GGAGCCGCCCCACTTCATCGTCTCCAGGAACTGCGACTCCTCGGGCGCGATCTGGATCTGCTTGTACTGCCAGCCGCCGCCCATCACCACCGGCTCGCGCTTGCCGTACATCGCCGACATGAAACGCTTCTTGATCGTGTCGGCGTCGCCCTGCTCGACCAGCTTCTGCGTGTCGTTGGTGATGACGCCGGTTGGGTGGCCGCCGCCGTCGAACCACTGGTTGCCGAACTGCTGCGCGGCGCGCTTCCCGCGCAGGGTCTCCTGCTGGTAGCCGATCGGCGACATGCCGACGGGCTTGCCCGGCATCCGGTAGGACGGGGCGTGCCAGACGTCGCGCGGATCCATCTCGCGGGCGCCGAACCGCCACTCGATGACGCCCTTGCTGTTGGTGCGGACCTTCACCTGATCTGGGTGCTGCAGCTCGATCTGTGTTGGCCGGCCGAACGCGCCCCGGCTCACGATCTCCCCGTACGCGTTTCCTCGGAGCAGGGAACTGATCTGTACCTGGTACATCCAGTCCATGACGTCGGACTCGGCGGCGGGCTGGTCCAGGATCTGAGGCGGCGCGGTCAGGCGCGCGGCGGCCCCGACGCCGATCTCCGGGCCGCGGTAGCCGTCCGGATCCATGATCGAGACCATGGAGGCGATGAGGTCGACGCACTTCCACACGGCGGCGTCGCGCAGCGCGGAGTCGACGCTGCCGCCGGCAACGTCCTGCTGCGCCTGGATGTGCGCGCCGATCAGCGGCAGCTCAAGGAACTGAAGCGCCCGGCGTTCGCGGCCGGCGGCCGGCCGGGCCTTGGCCTCGAACAGTGCCATCAGCGCTGCGCCGAATCGTCGGCGGAGTGCCGGGGAATCTGCTGGCCGACCAGGAAGAGCGAGACGCCGGCAGTGATGACCCCGGCGGGAGAATAGATCATGCCGACACCCCACGAGACGATTCCGAGTCCCGCCAGCTCAGGCAGGAACCGCGCGAGGCGACGCGCTACACCAACAGCGTAGCCGCCAGCGGTCGCCAGACCTAGAACACACGTGCGAATCTTGGTCATCACCATATCTGATCCAAAGGGTTCGGCTCCGGGTCGTGGAGCAGCTGGGCCAGCGTCCACACGCCGATGCACATAGCCACACAGGCATCGATGTGGATCTTTGACTTCGATTTCTTCAGCGTGAAACCACGTTCCTGCTGCGCTTTCACCGCCGCCTTGACCTGGCGAGCCAGCTCGGTATCGCCGTTGTGGACAATCCCCGCGGCCCTGATCTGGTCGAATGTCTCACCGCACGCCGGCGCCATACGCTCCGGCGTCTGATCGAACTGAATGACCTCAAGATCGTGTTCGTTCTCCAGTTGCTCGGCGGGCAGCTGAAAATACCGTGGGTCATACGAGACGCCGCGGAAGCGAAGGCCGAGCTCAAGCGCGCGCTCGGCGATGTACTTGAAAACCTCGAGGTGCGGGATCTGCTTGTTGGCCGGGTACCAGATCTTCGCGGTGACGGCGTACCGGCCGTCGGCCAGCTTCGCCACCTCGACCACGGCGACGCTGTCGCGGCGCAGCGCCATGTCGACGGCGAGCACGGTCGGTTCGTCGCCGACGAGTTCCCAGGTGCCCTGGCATGCGGCCCATGCTGCGGGATGCTCCTTGAGCCACGAGTCTTCGGCGACGTCGACCCAGCGGTTCGCGTAGTAGCGGATCCAGTCCTCGCGGGGCATGTCGTCGTCGTCCCACTCGGCTACGCGAGCGGCGACTGACCAGATCACGTCCGCGGCCCCGGAAGCGGCCCGGACCGCGATCTCGCGGTCGCGCGGGTCGTCATAGTCCAGGCCGTCGGGCGCCTCGCGCCAGTCCATCAGGAACCGGGTCGGTTTGCCCTGGGCCTCCTCGCGCTTGCCTTGCTTGTACATCCGGCCGAGCATCGAGTGGTCGAGGTCGAACCCGGCCGTGGACAGGTCGATGTAGCGGCCCTTGCCGCGGCGCACTTTGCGGTAGCCGCCGCCTGGCTTCGGGATCCGGTAGGTGAGCGTGCGCTTCGATGTGCCCATGGCCACGACGCGGTGGAAGCGGGCCTTCGGGTCGCCGATGTCGCCGTACTCGTGGGGCTCGTCGAAGAGCGCCAGCGTGGGGTTGCCGCCCTGGTTGGTGCCGGCCACGGTTGCTGTGCGGAAGAGCCGGCCGGGCCGGTGGTCGACGTGCTTGGTCTCGGCGTCGTAGACCTCGAAAAACCCGCGCAGCGGGGCCTGTTCAACCTCTTGGTCTCGGCCGCCCATCATCACCGCGGCGGCGCCGTAGAGAATGTCGGCCTGGTCCCATGAGGCGGCGGCGACGATGACGTTCGGCGAGTACGGACACACCTGCGGGGGTCCGGCGAACTCCAGCACCGCGATCATCGCGATGAACGAGGTCTTGCCGCCGCCGCGGGCCTCGCCGCGCAGGGCACGGTTGTAGTGCCACCAGTCGCAAGAGGGGCAGTACTCGTACCAGCGCCACAGGAAGACCTTTTGGTCGTGGCGCAGCACAACCGGCTCGCCGAAGGAGTCGCCTTCAGCGAGGATCAGGTTGTCTTGGATCCATCTGACCGCGATTCCGCCGAATGACGGCCACTTTCGGCCGTTTTCAGGCTGCCACCCGCAGTGCGTACAGGTGTCTGGTCCTGGCGGAAGGGCCAGTTCAGCGCGGGTCGTCGTCGCTGTCGTCACCGGCGTTCTCCGGCTGTATGTACCGCGCGTTCACATCGTCGAGGGCTTGCTTCTCGGCCAGCAGCGTGATTCCGAGGTCCGCGCGGTTCTTCGCGCCGATGCCGAGCTGCCGCGCGGCGGTCATCGCGTTCTTCAGCGACGACTCGGCGACCGCGTACAGCGGATTCGCCACCTGCTGGCCCATCGAGCCTTTCACCAGCGGCTGCTTGTCGGCCTCGGCCTTCTTCCGCAGGTAGTCGTCGTAGCCTTCGATCCATATCCGCGCGAACATCTCGTCGGCGGCGGTCTGCGTCACCGCGGCGCCGTCGGCCCAGTACGAGTCCCACATCTCCCGCGACCGCGTCAGCAGCGCCTTGCGGTTGATGGCCGGCGGTCCGGCCGCGCCGGACGCCGCCAGCTCGACGCGGCGACCGTTGCGCGGGTCGACGGCGGCGCCCGCGGGCTTCTTTGTGCGCGGCATCAGCGCACCGGGTGCCGCAGCAGGCTGGCGCGCCAAGACGCCATGACGGACTCGGCCCAGGCTTCGGGGACCCAGATAGGCGCGTGGCGGGTCACCGGCAACTGCGGGCCGTACGGCTCGTTCTCCCAGGTGAACGTGTACTTGTGCGGGCCCGGATGATGCATGGGCAGCTCGCACTCGAACCAGGTGCTGTCGTCCACGTCGACCTGGTGGTCACAAGGCGGTCGGTCGTCGGTCACCAGTTGCCCGCCGGCTTCGGTTCGGGCCGGTTCGCGCGCTCCCACTCCAGCACCGAGGCCTCGGCGTCGCCGTGGACGTGGATGCAGACGGCCGGGGTGGTCTCGCGCTCGGCCAGCGCGGCGTCCAGCTCGGCCTGTGTCGCGACCGTCCGGCAGTCGGCGGATTCGTCGGTCATGATCGGTTCTCCGTTCCTTGATCGCTGAAAAAACAGAACGTCGTGGTACCAGCGAAAAATGGGGGGAAAAGCGAGGGGTCACGCTGCTGTTCCCTACTAAAAAGATCACCGCAGGTCAGGGCCTTGATCACCATCCCCATGATCACTACCTCTGTGATCTTGATAGCTGGCCCCCGGCCCGGCTGTTGCATGATCGGTGCGCCGCGCGTAGCGGTGAGTCGCCGCCGCCCTGGCTACGCGGGATGGTGTGGTCCGCAGTTAGTGGGTCCGCCTTGCTGGGCGGTTGCCCGCAGATGGCGCACACCTGCGCCGCTTCGAGTACTGCCTTGGCCCTGGCCCTGTGTGCGGCGCCGAGCCCGCGCTGTGTGGTGTTGCCCTTGGGCCGGGCGTTGATGCGCGCGGTGCGTTCTTGCTGGCAGTCAGTGCAGCGTGATCCGTCGCGGGTGAGTTCTCCGCAGTCGAGGCAGAACTTGGCGGGCATGCACCTATGTTCGCACGGACGTTCGAGTCTCGGCAGTCTGCACGTGCGGGTGTCTGCCGAAGCCGTGCAGGTAGTCGGCGCATGTGGGCTGGTGGTCGCAGTGTCCGGCCATCATGTGGGCGGCCCACGTGCGTGCCCATTCCTCGCTGGTCTGCCCGTGCCGGCCGACTAGGTACGCGCGCTCGTTCGTTGTGAGTAGCCCTAGGTGGAATGGGCGGTCGGCCATGCGTGACATGCGGCGTCGCCAGGCGCGGACGTACTTGCTATAGCGTCCGCGCCGGTCGTAGTAGACCAGCGCGGTTGGCACGCCGAAGAGGATGGCGAGCATGAGCAGCGACGGTGCGTTGTTGGCCAGCGTGTCCATGGTGTGATCCCCCTTGTCCGCATTGTCTTCCCGTGCTGCTCAGCGCGCCAGTCTTCTGCATGTGTCAGTGCCCTTAGTTACTGCTGTTTCGTGTGCTCCTGCTGCTCACAGCCGCATTCGCTGTAGATGACGTCGTGGGTGCAGGCGCCGATGGTGTGGGCCGGGTTGGCCCACGGGATTTCGCGCGGCTGTTTCGGTTCGGGCGCCGGCAGGGCCGGTTGGTCCGGGTCGCGGCTGATGACGCCGCGCAGATATTCGATGGGGCTCACCGGTCCTCCTCGGTTCGTTCGTTGCGCGCTGGTACGCCGAGTGCGTCGCATACCGCGTCGAGTTGCTGCTGTAGCTCGGTGCTGACGGGTACCGCGTCGAGGACGACGATGACGCCGTCGTCGCGGGCGATGAGCACGCCGTCGTTCATGGGCGCCTCCTGGATCTGATCGCGCGGATGGCTTCTCGCATCAGGACGTAGGCGGCGACGCCGATGGCTATGTCGTAGATGGCGCTGCTCACCGTGCGCCTCGCATCCAGCGTCGTATCTCGACGTACAGCACGAGCGCGGCCAGTGCGACGAGGTCGAGGCTGGCCCAGTCGCGCATGATCCGCGCGAGCAGGTCAGTCATGGTCGCCTCGCATCCATGCCTCGTGCAGCTGCTCCTGTTCGGCTTCCGCCAGCGCGGCCTTGCGCACCTGCTGCTCGTGGAGCGGCAGCACCGCGGCGAGGAGGATCCGGATCGCGTTCTCCTCGGATTCGTCGTCGGGGTTGGCGGCATAGTGGGCGTGGATGGCGTCGGCGCCGGCTTCGATGTACTCGACCGGGACGTCTTTCGTCTGCATGTCAGCCACGTCGCACCTCGGTTTCGTCGTCGAACGGTTCCAGCAGGTCCCAGGCGGCGTCTTGGTTGTCGGCGAGCAGCGCCTGGGTGTAGTCGGCGATGCGGTCTCGGCGGAGCCAGCCGCGTTGTTCGGCGATGAAGCCGTGGTCGTCCCATGGCCGCTGCCGGGGACCATGGAGCTGGTGCCGGTGTGGTCGGCGCGGTCGAGGCGGCTGCGGGGGAATCCGTAGGCGAGGGCTTCGGTGCGGGTCCACATGCCGGTGGGTGCTTCGACGACGTTGGACCAGCCGATGTACAGGTCGCGGTCGGGTGCGGCTTTGACGAGGATGCAGCGCAGCAGCGGGTTGTGGCTGGCGCGTTCTTCGGCGAGCTCGTCGACGAGGCGGTCGCGTTCGACCCGCAGCTGCTGTTCGACCCGCTGGTCGTGCAGCGTCAGGGCGGCGGCAAGCACGATGCGCATCTGGGTTCGGTCGCCGAGGTAGCTGTTCGGGCCGGGGTGGGCTGCGTACCAGGCCCGAACTGCGTCGAAGCCAGCTTCAATCAGGTCGTCGGGGACTCGATTCGGCTTCAACAGTCGTCTCCCTTCTCGACGTTCTGCCAGTCGCCGACCGGGCGCTGGAGCAGGGTCACGCTCACGACCGCGCTGTTCTCGGCGAGGTCGGCGGCGCGGGCGCGTGCTTCGCCGGCGTCGTCGCCGA